ATCCGCATCCGTCAGCGGCTTGCGCTGGGGTGGGGTGGGGTGGGGTGGTGTAGAGCTTGGTGTCTGGCGACAGGCCGCTTTTTGGAACTCTTCTAGGTCAGCCTCGTGACAACGAATACTTGCCTGGATCGCTCGCCCAATCAGTTCGGGAATCTGGGGGACGACTGCGTTTCCGAGCTGCTTGAGTCGGTGTGACCTTCCGGGAATCCCATGAGCCACTCGACCCAGGCCGGGTTCAGATGCCCACCAACCTTGTCCGCGAGATTCAAAGAGTGACTGGATTTGCCGTTCTTGGATAAGCGGAGACCATTCGGTGTTAGCACCGTATTTGTGTGGGACGTGTCTTGAAGCGTTGGGGTAGGCCAAAGGTGAGGATGAACACCTAGTTCCACAGCCTTGACCTGATTGGTCAGCGTGAGTGTCGTCCGCTTTGAGATGACGCTGGGTGCAAGGCAGTGGTTGTGCGTCCCGTCCGCTGACATGGGGGTACGCCACAATCCAGACCCTGTCCCTACGGTGAGGAGCGCCAACGGCTGAAGCGGGGATACAGTGCCACTCCGCATCATACCCGATCTCAGCGAGTGACCGGAGCACTTGGTCCAATCCTCTAGAGCGAAGGGCGGAGACGTTTTCGATGATCGCGTAGCTCGGGCGGATCTCGGAGATGAGTCGATGGAACTGGAACCATAATCCAGAGCGTTCTCCTGCGAGGCCAACTCCTTTTCCAGCGGTGCTAATGTCTTGGCAGGGGAACCCGCCACAAATAACGTCGATGTGTTCATTCAAATCCTTAGAAGAAAGTTTAGTAACGTCAGAAAAAATTGGTGTTTCAGGCCAGTGCTTGCGAAGCACTTTGTGACATGCCTCATCGATTTCGCAGAATGCTACGGTCTTCATACCTGCCCGTTCTAGGCCAAGACTGAATCCCCCGATGCCTGAAAACAGGTCTAATACGTTCATGAAATGTTCCGGGTAAAATTATGTGTTCCAGCACCTCAAGCGCCAACTTTGCGGCTTCTCTTAATGTCGTCATACTTCCCCCCCAATCTTTGCAATAACAGCCCCCAGATCCGGCCCTTCCCACGCGCCCAGCTTGCCAGAACGATCCTTGGCTAACCAAGCCCCATCCCCGTCGCACATCAGGGCACGCTGAGTATTGCCATCCGCGTCGCGCTCAACACGGAGGGCCAAAACTTCATCAAAAAAGTAGGGCAATTGTTGGCCTGTTTTGTTACCCGGCATGCTAGGGGAATACAGAACTTTGCCCATCTCGTCCTGAGTCTTTTCCAATTTCGCAGTCATCAGGACGTGACGCCCAGGCAGATCACGAAATGCTCTAATGACATCAGCCATCTGTTCCTGCATACTGCCGTATGCTGCGCGTGGATCTTTGTTGTGCTTTTTCTCATAGTTAAGTACCACCTCGGCAATTTCGCTGATCGAGTCAATAGCCACTGACTCGAAGCCTTTAGCTTCATCCGACTTTGTTAGCCACTCGTAAGCCTCTCTGAGGTCGTCCATCGAGCTTATTTCAATGAATGGCACATCTGCCCCAGCAATAGACAGCAAGCCGCCCTCGGCCGATAGCACTACAGGGTTGGGTAGCGTAGGGATAAGGCTAGTCTTGCCTGCGCCAGCGGCGCCGTAGACCAGCAGCTTGACGCCAGAGGCTGCGAGTGATTTAGTTGATTTCAAGTTAATAGCCATCGTTTTCTTTCAAAAAGGCGCCGGTGGCGCAGGTGGTAGGGGTTCCTGGCGGAACGGAGTAGCGGGGGGCCTTGGCAAGGCCTCCCCCTTGTAGGTGGGGAAGGGCCAGTTTTTCATTTAGAGGTGGTCTTTACAGAGTAGATCGCGGTGATTTTGGTGTGAGTTGCAATGACATCTGCACCAATGTTCTGAGCTTTGCAAAGAGCTTTCCAGTCAGTACCAGCCCGGTTGGATTCAACAACAGTAGAACGAAACAGCACACCTTCGTGAACACCGCCAACCTCGCGCATGGCTTTCTTGATTGCATCGGCCTTTTCTTCAAGAATAGCAATCTCGGCCAAAAGTGCGCCCAGTTGATCGGCTTGGGTCAGTTGCAGGTCATTGTTCTTCATAGTTTTTCCTTGTGTGTCGCACCGTCAGAAGATCTGTTCGTGCGATGTGTGTACTTTACGGGGTGTTTGTTAACTTGTCAACACCCCGCGCGCATTAAAACTCTACGTCGCTAATCATGCAGTCTGTGTATGTGACTGCCAAATCAAGGGCTTCGTCACGAGTCTCGCAAGTACCGAGCAGGCTGTACTTGCTGGGGTAGTCTGACGACCAGACCGTAAAGTAGGCGCCAGTGCGTGCAGCGTACACTTTGTAGAAGCCGTCTTGATGAATCAGTTCCATGTCTATCTCCGTTTAGCTGCACCGTCAGGGGATCTGTTCGTGCAGTGTTGACACTATAACTTTGCCTGGCGTATGATGTCAACACCCTAACGCAACTTTTTTAACAACAACATGCTTACACTTGAATTGATACGCGCACAGCTTCAGGATCGGCGGCTTACAGTCATCTCTGAGAAGACTGGCCTGCATCCGAACACTCTGAGGGACATTCGCAACAATGCTGATTGCAATCCTTCGCACCGGGTGTTGTTGGCGCTGAGTGACTATTTGACAAATAGCGCAAAAGCAGTGCTTTCCTGATTGCGTTGTCTCTCTTATCCTGTTAAGGTTTGTATGCCAACCAGTTAACGTGTGCCCCTAGGTGGGGGCTGGGGCCCGTACACGCGGGGAGGTTGGCGCTTCGCCCAGCCTCCACCTAGGTGCTTCAGAAAGCGCCAACCATGTCCAAATCATTCACCCTTGCTGCGCCACGCATCAGGCCACCCTGCCTCCAAACCATTGGGGGCACAAAATGACGCAACGATCAAATCTTGAGGTTGCCTTAACTTACGCCTCTTGGGGTTGGAAAGTTCTTCCTCTTCTCAAAGACGGGAAAGAGCCGGCTTGTGCGCATGGAGTTCACGACGCAACAGACGACCCCGAGCAAATCCGTCGGTGGTTTACTTTAAAACCGGAGTTAAATCTTGGGGTTGCTGCGGGACAAGCTTCCGGTCTCGTTGTGTACGACATTGACCCTCGCAACGGCGGGCAGGACAGCTGGGAAGAATGGACGGCAAAACACGGCCAACTGCCCGACGGAATCACAGCTTTAACTGCCGGCGGCGGCTATCACTATCTTGCTGCGTATCAAGACGGCATAAAGTCTTGCAAGCTGCTAGATGGAGTTGATCTTCTCGCAAATGGCCGTTACTTTGTAGCGTACCCATCCAAGATCAATGGAAAAACATATCAATGGGAGGCATCAAGCGACCCGTTCGACGGCGTTGGCCCAGTCAGCATTCCGCCGGAATGGTTTGCATCAATGATGCCAACGAGGAAAGAGCGGACAGCCTCAAATGATTCGTCAATCATCAAGGGCAATCGCAACTCGGGCCTGACCAGCCTAGCTGGTGCAATGCGCTCTTACGGAATGAGTGAAGCTGAAATCTTGGCGGCTCTTAGCGTTGCGAATGAGACTCGCTGTGAGATCCCATTGCCCAGCTCCGAGATCCGGCAGATTGCCCGGTCAGTCTCTCGGTACGAGCCAAACAGCGACGTTGCCAGCTCGGTTGCGCTTGGTGCAGAAGCGGCCGAATCTTTGCTTGAGAATTTAGCCACACCTGCAAGCGACTATTTCCTGACCCGTGGGAGCTCGTTCATTGATGAGCCATCCCCCACCAAGTGGATCATCAAAGAATGGTTGGCGGCCCATTGCGTCGCAATGATCTTTGGCCCATCAGGGGCAGGCAAAAGCTTCATTGCACTAGACATGGCCTGTTCAATCTCGGCAGGCATCCCCTGGCAAGGCATCAAAACAAAGCCTGGCCTCGTGGTCTATCTTGCAGGCGAGGGCAATTATGGCATTCGAAAGCGGATAGCGTCGTGGGCAATTGAGCATCAAACCACCCAGCTTGACAACCTTTTCATAAGCAACCGACCAGTTGATCTTGACGCACCAGGCGCAGCAGCACACGTCATTAAGCTTGTCCGTTCAATCACTCAAGAACAGATCAGCCTTTTGATCGTGGACACAGTGAACAACCACATGAGCGGCGACGAGAACGCGGCAAAGGACGTCCGGGCAATGGTCAATTCATGCAGTACAGCAGCCTCAGCCCTAGGTGCCACAACCGTGTTTGTTCATCACACTGGAGTGAGTGAGACAGCACAGGGAAGAGAACGCGGCTCCAGCGCATGGCGCGGCGGGCTTGACTTCTCAATATATGTCTCCCGCACAACGGACAAGGCCATCAAGATAGAGGCAAAGAAAGTAAAGGACGATAAAGAGCCCGAGCCTATATATGGAACACTTAAACCAGTTGCATTAGGCTGGCACGACGAAGACGGCGAAGAGATATCTGGCGCTGTATTTTCTGTGACTGAAGATTATCAAGTTAAAGAAAAGAGCAAAGAATCCGATTATTCAAGGGATATTAAAAAGTTTACATCGGCTTTCCTTGCAGCAAGACACGAGACAAGGAACGGACAACCGTATTTGTCCCGCAGCGCCCTCATTGACCATCTGACGAAGGACGGCCTGAGCCAAGCAACAGCGAACACTTACGCGCAACCAAGTAAGAAGGGGAGACTGATAAACAACCTTCTTTTGGCCGAAGTGATAGCACCATGTGAGCAGGGGTGGATCGTTATTGAGCCCGTTACGGCCAGCGCCATGATGCTTCAGGCCAGGACAAAACAGGACTAGGACAGCGGGACAACGGGACAAATGTCCTGTCCCGGAGGGATTTTGGCGGGACAAAGAGGTTTTTAGGCGGGACAAAGGGGGTACAGTTGAGTGTTAAAAAGTTAACTGGGACAACGGGACAGGACAGGGACAAACGGGACAAATGTCCTTTTGGCAAGGCAGAAAGACCGGGACAGGACAGGACAATATATTTATATATTGTCCGTTTGTCCCGTCCTGATGCGGGAATAGACATAGGAGAGAGAGATGAGTGAAGAGGAAGAGATCAGACTTGAGATGGAGAGCCGAATCATTGAAGAAATTAAGCTTTGTGTTGAAAAGCTTGTTGATGCAATGGACGAAGGCGATGAGCTTGGCGTTGCTAGAGGGCGCAAGCATTACAACGAACTACAGCGCAAAATTTATGCGCTTTCTTT